ATGCTCAATGTTGTTTGTAAACTCAGTCATTGTCTTACCCGAGTCATTGATATCATCTACAATCAATGCATACTCAGGGACTTTGTACTTCTCTTTGACACCACCATCGCGGGTCTGCCAGGTTACTGCTTTGAATGGCTTACCAATAAGGTGTGAGAGTTGTACTCCTGGAACACATCCCCCTCTTGCAATACCAATAACAATAGAAGGCTCAAACGTCAGATCATCTGCTAACGCACAGATGTCCTCTTGATACTGATCCCATTGATAATAGTACTTTCCATCCTTAAACACCAATTTTATTTCCCCACAAATAAGTGTGAACTCTAGCACTATAGTTCCAACCACGGGCTAAAGTCATATCTGCAATCTCACCATCGGTATACATGTGTCCAGGAACCTCAGCCTTCTGGCCTTCCACGGTTGCACCTACACTCATAATCCATACAGGCCAATCAACACCCGCTGCTCTAAACTGAGCAAGTACTGAATCAATCTCTGCCCAACACTCATCAGTTCCATTAGCAACGAACTTGAGTTGTCCAGCACTTCCCGAGACCGCTGCATACCTAGCAACATTCTCTGGTTTGATAGCCTTGTCTGCTTTCTCACCTGCAACGGACCATAGTTTAGGCGAGCAACTCCAAAACACTTCACCATCATACACTTCATCCATATACTCAAAGAATGGGTCAGCCAATGGTTGTGTTCCGTTAGTTTCAAATGTAATAAACTTAGGTGTATTGTTATCTTCTGCAAATGCTTCAAGAATGCCTTTCGTGCATTGTTGAGCGTGACGCATCAAAGGCTCACCACCAGTAAAGCATAAATGAGTAGCGCTACCAAACCTACCAGTCGGGAGAAGGTCTTCCAAAACTTTCTTGATTTCATCAGGTGTTCCTTTGCGCTGTAAGCGTTTATACTTCTTGGACCAACTATACGAACTATCGCACCCATGCTCGAACACAGGCAAGTCTTCCATTACTTTGTATTTAGACTCCCCTAATAGGTCTTTCTCATCAATATCTAAGTCTTGATAAGGTAAGAAGTATGAGTCAGGATTCGTTGGATCAATCTGTCCAAAACCATTACACTGCAGATTACATAAGAAGTATCTCATCCATACAGTAGGACGGCCGGTATAGTGACCTTCCCCTTGCATTGAGTAGAATGTCTCACTGTAATGAAACTCTTTGCTCATTTTCTATTCTCCATATAAACAATAAACACGATAACCATCCCCGCGATGCCTACCATATGTACAAACTCATCCATTAGAGTTCCTCAGCAACACCTAACACTTCAGCTGAAAATAGGAACAATGCAGCCCCTTCATAAGCACCGAAGTACAAATAGACACAAGCAGCCATACGTAGGCCACTCTTGACTAAACTAATATAGAAATGTCTCTTACCTGGATCTTTATTCACCATTACTTAGTCTCCCTAATCTATGATATAAAGACAACGCTTGATTTATCTCTTCCTCAGCGACACAATACTGCTCGCATGTACGGATGTATGAACCAACTGCCTTTTTGATTAACTCATAATCGTCTGGTGCAAATACTGCACGAGGTCTATTTTTGTCGTTCGTAGATGCCACTGTTGGCTCCATGTTCTCTTACTTCAACAGACTCAACCCAACAACGGTCGCCATACTTTTCGCGAATCATATTGTCTGCAAAGTTGAATGCATGCTCTGCAAACTTCTCACAACCAACACCATCCATAAGAACAATCTCAGCAAGTTCTTTATGCTCTAAGTCACATAATGCATCTGCCATAGGGTCTGCCCTATCTACTGCTAACTTGTGGTCAAAGTTATCTTCTAACCAGTTCTTCAAGTCTTTGAGACCACCAAAGTCCACAACCCAGTTCTTATCATCAAGCTCGGACGCACCAAACTTGAAACTAAACGACAATGAGTAGCCATGAATGAACTTACAATGAGAGTGAAATGCTCTCGGCTGACGGAATGCACACGACAAGCCACGTTCGTGTCCGTAAGTTTTAGTACTATAATATGCCATTACGCTTCTTCCATTTCTTCAGTTGATTACGGCCGCGCTCAAGATGGATTCGGTTTGCGCGTCGTTGATAGTCCATACCTTCTAGGTGGTCCATCTCATGTAATATAATTCTAGCTGTCATCCCTTTATAAGTCAACGCTTTTGTTTCACCTAACATATTAGTTTATGTTAGACGAACTTCATTTTGACGTTTGACTTTGATAAACAAACCAGGATGAGTCAGACACCCCTCTTCTGCAATCTCAGTCTCTTCGCTGATAAAGCGAATCTCAGGGTTGATGAATACAAGCTCCATCTCATCTGTTCCCATAACAAACAAACGATGTGGGAGACCTACTTGATTGGCAGAAAGTCCAACGCCCTTATGGTGATGCATTGTCTCAAACATATCAGCAACAATAGTCTCTAAATCCACAGATGATGGGTCAAAAGGTTCAAGCTGTTGTTGTAACAACGGGTCGTTGGGAGGGGATAAGTCTAAAATCATAGTTGTGTCACAATGCCTTTAGGTGGTTGGATGATTGTGGAGAACTGCGATTCATATTGCTCTCCAAGGTCATCACGAGGGTCTGTGATAAAGATAATCTTGTCTCGTGAAATTTCAAGCTCGGTTCCATCCTTGAGATTTACTGAGAACGGAATCGCTTGGATTGACGATCCATTAAATACCATAGTCAAGCCATTCTTGACAACAATAGAATCTGGTCTTGCGTCATTGACAATCTCAAAGATTGTTTCTTCACCTGTTGTAAATTTGATTAGTTTCGTATTCATGCTGCTATCCTGCTAAAGTTTTTGGACTTCTCAAACTTGATAACATTCGAAAACTTATCAAATAGTTGATCGCCCTTGTGTGAAATAATAAATGTGTTTGTATCTTTTGTTAGGTCGTTGATGATTCTCAACAACTCGTCTGTACCGGTATTATCCAGTGAGCTGTCGAACACTTCGTCCATGATAAGTATATTAGTAGAAGCGCTATTCCGAAGCTTAGCAATAGCTCTCCACGTAAAAAGTAAAGCCAAGTCGATACGCATCTTTTCGCCTTCTGAAAACGAGTCATATGAGAAGGCGTCTCTAAATCTTGATTTGATTGTTTCATTGAATTCCTCATCTAGTTCAAAGTTCACAAAGAAGTCCATTGATGCAAGATACTTGTTAATCAACTTATTCATAATTGGAATATATTGTTTGATAATCTTAGCCTTGATACCACCATCCTTCAATAGGACAGATGCTACCTTCAAGACTTCGCGGCGATTACTAAGGTCTTCTTTGACAATACGAAGTTCTTTGAGGTGCTTCTTGAGACTACGCTCTTTCTTCTTATTGTCATCCTCTTCGTTGGAACCACTCGAAAGTCCTGCAATTGTATCCACGACTTCTTCCAAGGTCC